ATGGAACAGTTAGGAATTAATCCAGGTGGTAGAGTACAAAAAGTTATAGATACTTCAACTATTCATTATTTAAGGCAATTAATGCCACAAGATAGTGGATTGATGATGGCTAATACTAGAAAACCTAAACCTGGATTAATAACAGTTGAAACACCTTATGCTCATTATATGAATGAAGGTATATTATATGTGATGCCTGATAATCAAAAAGGTGCATTTCATGATTCTATCAGTGGAAGATTTTGGAGTAAAAAAGGCGAAAAAAAGATTCCTAGTAATAAGAAACTTCAATATCACGGGGGTGCTAATAGAGGGTCACACTTTGTTGAAAGAACTTTAACTGAACATTTTAAAGATATTTTGAATAATGCTAAGAAAGAGGTAAGAAAATGATAGAACAAATAAGAAATTATATTGCTACTTGTCCTTATTTAGATGAATTTGCACAACTAAATGTTGATTATTTAGTTGATAAAGTATGTACTTATTCTATTAATGAAGGTGTTAGTTATAATCCAATTGTTTCTAAGGATATAGTTGGTAATGAAGAATGTCAATTTCAATTCTCATTTGATGCTAGACTTTATTGGAATGAAGAAATAGCTAATAATGTTGATAATTCTAAATTTTTTGAAAATTTTAGAGAATGGTTAAGAAATAATAATAAAAACAAAATATTTCCTCAGATTAAGGGGATTGAAGTAGAATCTATTAGTGCAATTACTAATGGATATTTATTTGCAACAAATGCAGATGAAGCAATTTATCGTATTAGTTGTGTGATGAATTACTGGAGGTGTCGATGAAACAAATAATAATTAAAAAAGATTGCAATATTAAAAATAGAAAATACAATCTAGGTGATGAATTTAAACCTAAAAAAGAAGATATGACTTTATTATGTAAATTAAATGAAAAAGGTTTTATTGAACCTCTAACAAAAGAAGAACTATTAGAAATTTCTAGTAGTTTTAATTTGGCTAAATTAAAAAAATTAGAAACTTAAAAGAAAGGAAGTAAGTAAAATGGCTTATTCAAAAGTAACAAGAGAACAAATAGCTACATATCTAAATACTACTCCAGCAGGCGAAAAAGAAACTTGGTCTATTGTTGGTGTTGGTGTTACAGATTATGGGCAATCTTTAAATCCACAAGTAGAAACAGAAAAGTGGATAATTAATAAAAATGCTACAAGCTCTTTAGAAAGTTATCAAATTCAAGGTGACGTTTCACAAAAATGTTATTTTGGTGATCCAGTATATGATTTTGTTAATAATTTAAGAAGAACAGCAGGTGTTGGTAGTGCTTGTGAAACTCAAGTGTTAGATATTGATTTATATGATAGTACAGGAGAGGCACAATCAATTAGTTATAAAGCAACTAAATATAATTGTATGATTGCAGTAACTAGTTATGCAACAGGAGAATCACCAGTAATTGAATACTCAATTTACTATAATGGAGACCCTACTGTTGGAACAGTAACTATCGCAGATAGTGTACCTACTTTTACACCTAGTGTATAAATGTAGAAGTAAAGGCTAGGGTAGTTAACTCTAGCCTATTTTTTTATATAAGAAAGTGAGAGGAATTAAAACTATGGCAGATTTTATTCGATTAAAGAAAGATAATATAGTAAAAATAGGGATTGAAGATTCTGAAGGTAATGATACAGGTCAGTATTTAGAATTTGATTTAGAGGATATAGAGTTACCTTTAAAATATCAAGAATGTATAGAAATGCATAAAAAAAATGCTCAATTCATAAAAATGCAATTTGTAGCAATAGATAAAAAACAAGATATAAAGGGTAAAAAATTATTAAGTAAAAATGAAGAAGAAAAAATAAAAATATTAAATGAATTCTATAAAAGAGAAATGGAAGCATTAGACTTGTTTTTAGGAAAAGATGGAACAAAAAAATTATTAAATGGAAGAAGACCATATTATTCAATGTATGATGATATAAATGAAATGTTAGAACCAGTTATGCCTATTTTAAAAAAAGGCTTTGAAAGTATTGAAAATAAGATAAAAAATAAATATAAATTGGTAGAAGGTAATGTATTAAGAGATGAGTAATCCAGAATATGTAGAGGTTCAAAATATTAGATACAAAATAAACACAGATTTTAGAGTAGCCTTAAAATGTCAAGAAGTGGCACTAGATGAAAATATTGGTGATTATGAGAGAAGTTTAGCTATAATATATCTTCTTTTTGGAGAAAAAGGATTAAAAATAAGTAATCATTATGAAAAATTACTTAATTTGGCTATTAAATATCTTTCTTGTGGAGAAAAACAAGATGAATTAAATGATGATGAAACAGATTTTGATTTTGAACAAGATTATAGACTTATACAAGCTAGTTTTAAATCAGATTATGGAATAGATTTGGAAAAAGAAAAAATTCATTATTGGGACTTTTATATGTATTTAAACGGACTAACTGATAAGTGTATTTTAAACCGTGTAAGAGAATTGAGAAACTACGATACTTCTCAAATTAAAGATGTAAAAGAAAAAACTAAAATAGAAAAAATGAAAAAAAATTTTTCATTAAAGAAAAAATCAATTCCTTTAACAGCAAAACAACAAGAAAGTATAGAAACCTTTTATAAATTAACTGGAATAAAACGAAAGGGGTGATTTTATGGATGGTTGGATTAAAATAGGAACAAAAATAGATACTAAAAGTTTTGATGCTCAAATTGATTATATTGAAAATCAAATAGAAGAAATTGAATATAAGTTAAAACAAGCTGATATGGGGTTTGAAGTTGGAGATATTTCAAAATTAGAGTCACAATATGAAAAACTTAGTATGAAATTAACAAACTTAAAACAAAAACAAGCTGATTTAAACAAAACTGATTTATCTAATGTTCAAAAATCGATAGATAATGTTGGGAAATCTACTTCTAATGCTATAAAAAAAGTAACAAAATGGTCTTTAGCAATATTTGGTGTAAGAGCAGCTTATGGTTTTGTTAGAAATGCTGTAAGTACATTATCACAGTATAATGAGAAATTAGCTACTGATATAGAATATATAAAATTCGCAATGGCAAGTGCACTACAGCCAGTTATAGAAACAATGGTACAACTTGTCTACAAATTATTAACTTATGTTAATTATATTTCAAAAGCATGGTTTGGTATTGATATATTTGCTAATGCTAGTGCAAAGGCAATGCAAAAAAGTGCTAAATCTGCAGAAAAAATAAAAAAATCATTAGCTGGTTTTGATGAAATGAATGTATTAAATAATAATGGAACATCTGGGGCAATGGAAACAGTTCCAAGTTTTGATTTAACAGCACCAGAAGATATTACAATACCTAGTTGGTTACAGTGGATAAAAGATAATAAAGATATTGTTATTGCAGGTCTTTTAGGTATTTCAGCAGGACTTCTTGCAATAAAATTAGGAGCAAGTGCTTTGATTGGTCTTGGTATAGGACTATTACTTGCAGGTGTTATAATTTTAATTCAAAATCTGATAAGTTTCTTAAAGGATCCTACATTCGAAAATTTTATTGGAATTATTGAAGGAATAGGTGTTGCAATTGCTGGCGTTGGAATAATTGTAGGAAGTTTACCAGTAGCAATAGCTGGAGCTGTTGCATTAATAGTAGCTTTAATAGTAAAAAATTATGATAAAATAATGAACTTATTTAATAAATTAATAAAATGGTTTGAAAAAGATTTTGTTAATGCTTTAGTATATATGTTTGGACCATTAGGAAATTTATTGTCTGCTCCGTTTATATATTTTGTAAATTTTGCAAAAGGAGCATTTGAAAGTTTTTACGGTGGAATAAAAAAAGTAGTTACTGGAATTGTGCAACTATTTAAAGGAGATTTTAAAAATGGAATAAAAAATGTATTTGATGGTTTAAAAGGAATTATGTTAGCTCCAATAAATGCTTTAATATCAGGTATAAATTCTATGATAAGAGGAATTAATAAAATAAAATTTGATGTTCCAGATTGGGTACCTAGTATTGGAGGTAAGAAGTTAGGATTTAATATTAAAGAAATTCCTAAATTAGCAAGTGGTGGTATTATTAATATGCCAGGTAAAGGTGTGCCACTTGCAATAGGTGGAGAAGCAGGTCGTGAGGGTGTAATTCCATTAACTGATAGCCAAGCTATGGAAGAATTAGGAAGAACAATAGGTAGATATATAACAATTAATGCTACTATGGTTAATCAAATGAATGGTAGAACAATTTCTAGAGAATTTATGAAAATACAAAACGAAAGTGCTTTTGCAACGAATAGGTAGGTGTAATTATGTTTATAGATGTAAATAGTTTAATAGTAAACGGACTCAATTTGGGTCCTTTTATTTTGGAAGCAAAATATGGATATAACAAATTATGGGGCGATGATAGCGGTAGAAATCTTGCTGGAACACAAAGTGGTACATTGATTGGGATATTTCCTAAAATAGTAGTGCAATTTAAAAAATTGTCTCAAACACAGCTAGAACAGATAGCACCAATATTAGATAGTCCTACACAAAAATTAACTTATTATGATCCAGTAAAGAAAACTAAAATAACTATAAATACTTATACAGGAGATTGGGAATTAGTAAATCGTGGAATACAACAAAATCAAGGATTTAGTTGTTCGTTTATAGCAAGAAGTAAGAGGGTGTAATATGAGAATACATACACAAGGTTTTAAAGATCAAATTAAAGAATTAGGTAGAGAAATAGATAGTACAATTACTTATGGAGATAATACTATTTTAGCTGAACAATTATTTAATATAAGCACTATTATAAATGGAAATATATTAAAATCTGCAATGAAAGAACTTCATTTTGAAAGTTCTATTGAAATATCTTTATATACTGTATTAAAATATGAATTTGGATTAAAAGTAAGTGATAAATATGAATATCTAGATTATGGTAACTATATAGTCAAAAACATAGAATATAATGAAGATACAAAAACATATAGTTATACTTGTTATGATAATATGCTGTTTTCAATGAAAGAATATAATAAATTACAAAATGGTATATTTCCAATGACTATAAGAGAATTTTTAACAAACTTATGTTTGGATTGTGGTTTAGTTTTTAAAAATACAAATGATACTTTTGCTAATTATGATAAAGTGATTCAAAGTGATTTATATGCTAATTTGGGTTACACATATAGGGATATATTTGATGAATTATCTCAAGTAACAGCAAGTACAATTTGTGTAGATAGTAATAATATGGTTGAGGTTAGATATATTAATGAGACTAACGATACTATTGATGCGGAATATTTAAAAGATGTTAATGTGACATTTGGAAAAAAATATGGACCTATTAACTCTATCGTATTAAGTAGAAGTGCGGAATCAGATAATGTATATTTACAGGATGAGGATAGTGTCTCAATAAATGGATTATGTGAACTTAAAATCATAGATAACCAAATAATGAATGATAATAATAGAAGTGATTATTTGCCTGATATTTTATCTAAACTAAACGGATTAGAATATTATTTGAATGATTATACAAGTACAGGTATTATGTACTATGAACTTTGTGATAAATATAATGTTAAAATAGGAGAGAATATATATAATTGTATTCTTTTTAATGATGAGCAAAAAATAACACAAGGATTGGTAGAAGATATATATACAGAGGTACCTAATGAAACAGAAACAGATTATAAAAAAGCAGATAAAACTGACAAAAAAATAAATCAGGCTTATTTGATTGTTGATAAACAATTAGGAGAAATCCGTGGAAATGTTAAAAAAGTAGAAACAACAGTAGAAAATATAACGACTACAACTCAAACTTCAACAGGCGGAAACAACCTATATATAACAGACTCATTAGAAAGTAATGCATTAGAGTATTGTATAGAAGGTAAATGTGAACAGGAAACAAGAAGCGGAAGAAACCTATATAACTTTAGAGATGTGTTTTCTATAACAGAGGGTGTTACTGTTGATGAAGATGGGTGGATAACCGTAAATTATGATAATACAAATGGTACCGCTATAGTTTATAAAAACTACTATACAAATAATTTAGATTTAAAAACAAATGCAAAATATAATATTATAATGGAAGTTAAGTCAGTAAGTGGTACAGGTAATATATGTATAGTTAGTGAGTACAACTCTGCTGGACAATTTACATCAACAGCTGGTTATAGCTTTGCAAATCTAAAAGCTAATTCTATTAAAACCAGTATTAAAACAACTAAAACATCTTTTGATGGTGGTTATAGTGGTTTAAGAACATATTGTGATTTTCCAATCGGTGCAAATGGTTCTATCACATTCAGATTATCAGTACTTGAAGATTTAACAGTTACATCAGATACATTTGAGTATGAGGAACATGGGGGAAGTCCTAGTCCAGATTATCCAAGTGAAATAAAAACAGTACCCAGTATTAGAAACTTGTTTGATGCATCTTTATTTGAAGAATTTACAAGTGATTTTAAATATATAGACTTACAACTTAAGCCTAATACTAAATATACAATGAGTTCTAATATACCTAGAAGTTCTAATAATTATGGAAATGTATTCTTTTATAGTACTAATAGTAGTGCATCAACAGGTTTAAGTGATGTTACTGTTGGAATATCACGAACAATAACTACAACTGATGATGGTATAGGTAGAATTGCATACAGAGATAGTTTAAACGAGTATTCTAATGAAACTACTGATTATTGGTATATGATAGAAGAAGGTTCAATAGTTCACGACTATGTGCCTTATGGAACATGGGCAAAGGTTAAAATTACTAATGAAGATAATACACAAGAAAAAGAAGTATTAATAGATTTATCTAAACCTAATATATTTGATAACTCTTTATTTGTACAAGGTACACCTTATGATAGTACTCCAACAACAAGAACTTCCGCTTTTATGAAAAAAGTTGTTAGTGGTGAAACATTCACAATAAAATCTAATAATTCAAATTTAGTATTTGCTATTGGTTTTAGTGATTCAAATGTTCAAGGTAATACTACAGGAATTAACGAAAGTGGTTGGGTAACTGATAATCAATATACAATTACTTCTACAAAAGAGGGGTATTTGTGGGTAAATATTAGATATAGCGATAATTCAACGATTACACCATCAGATATAAAAACAAGTGATTTTGTATTATATGAGGGTTATGATAATTATTACGAATTATGTTCAATAGGAGATATAAAAGATACACTTGATATTGTAAATGGAACATTAACTAAGAGAATAGATAAGGTTATTTTAAATGGTAGTGAATTTAATTGGGTTGCTAGTGTGTTTAATAACAATTTAACTGATGTTATAGGTTTTAGACTTAATTTACAAACCACAAATTTATTATGTGATACTTTCACTTTATATAATGCTAATTATTTATGGTCGGCAAATAAAGAAGGTGTTGGTATAGGTTCTAATTATTTAGCGTTTTATATAAAAAGAAGTTTGTTATCTAGTGAAGATATAAATGGTTTTAAAACTTGGTTAAGTGAAAATCCAGTAACAGTATATTATGAATTAAAAGAACTACAACAAATAACATTACCTATTGTAAATATACCTTTGTTTGATGGTATTAATCATATTACATTAGTAGACAGCTTAGAAATATCAACATCTATAAAATACCTTAGAAATACACCTATATCTAGTGAATATGCTACTAATCAACAGTTAGATATAACAAATAGTAATTTATCTGAAACAACAACAAAAACTAACCAAAATGCAACTGATATTAATGAAACAAATGCTAACTTGAATAATAATTACTACAACAAAGAACAAATAGATGTAATGAATACATCTACAGAACAAATAATTACAGAAATAAGAAATGAAGTTGAAATGACAACTACAGCAACAGATTTACAAATATCTATCATACAAGAACAACTTACAAATGGTGTTACATCTGTTAGAACAGAAACAGGTTACACTTTTGATAAAGATGGTTTAAAGATACAAAAAGAAGATAGTGAAATGAGTTCAGTCCTTGATAATGATGGACTAGCTGTAAAAAGAGATGAAGAAGAAGTTTTAACAGTTCGTTCAAGTGGTGTTGAAACTGAAAATTTAAAAGTTAGAACTTATTTTACAATAGGAAATAACACTCGTGTTGAAGATTATAAAGGTGGAACAGGGTTCTTCTATATAGGAGGTGCTGAATAATGGCTACTTTTTTAGGATATAGTAACTTTAACGGTAAAAATGGTGATAAGTTCTCAGCTGACTTACTTTACGATATATTAGAAAAAAATATAGCTGAAAACTATTATAAAATTAGATTATACGGTTATATTCGTTCTTGGGGGTATAGTGGTAGTGGTTCTTACGCTACTTTCTATATTAATGGTAAATCAGCTGGTGGTTTTAGTTCCATTACGGCTAACCAATATAGTGAAGTAGCTAGACGAGATATTACAGTTAATGGTGATGATGAAGGTAATTGTGTTCTTGATTGGTCTTTATCAGTAGATACAGCTTGGACATTAGGTGATGCTAGTGCGAGTGGTAGTTTAACCTTAGATAAAATACCTAGAAAAAGTTCAGTATCATGTGCTAACGGTAATATTGAAAGTGCTGTAACAATTAACATAACAAGAAAAAGTAGTAGTTTTACACATACTTTAAGATATGATTTTGGTTCTTTAACTAATAAAACAATAGTATCAAAAACAACGAAGACAAGTTATAGTTGGACTTTACCTACTACTTTTTATGCACAAATACCAAACGCAACAAGTGGTAAAGTTACTTTGTATTGTGACACATATAGTGGTAGCGACTTGATAGGTACAAGTTCTACAACTTTTACAGCAAAAACAACCGAATCTAAATGTAAACCGTCAGTATCAGCTACCATAGTAGATACTAATCAATTATCCATAGATTTGACAGGTAATAGTAATAATCTTGTTAAAAATGTATCTAACGCTTTGGTGACTACAACAGCAACACCTAAAAATAGTGCTAGTATATCTAGTATAAAAGTAGAATGTGCTGATGGGAAAAGTGGAACAGGGTCAAGTATTACTCTGAAAAAAGTTACAAGTGGTGATTTTACCATAACAATAAAAGACTCGAGAGGTTATACAAATTCAACTACTATTAGTAAAACATTAGTAAATTATGTACCATTGACATTAAATTATGATTTTTACAGACCAGAACCAACTACTGGTGAAGTTGTAATGAATGTTAGTGGTAAGTATTTCAATGGTTCTTTTGGTAAAGTCGGAAATCATTTAACAGTACAATATCGTTATAAGGAATCAGGTGGTACTCATAATGAATATAAAGTTGTTACGGTAAATGTTACAACAAGTAATACCTACTCATTAGAATTAAGTCTTGGTAAAAATTTTGATTATCAAAAATCTTACGATTTTGAAATAGTTGCTTACGACAAAATTAGGGAAGGTAATCCTATAACTGAAACAGCTCATGTATCTGAAGGTATTCCTATGTTAGGTCTATTTAAAGATAGTATTGAAACTTTTGGTACAGAGTTATTAAATAATAGAAGTGGTTCTTTAAAAATGAATCTTAATTTAATATACCCTATAGGTTCTATGATTATAACAACTACTAATACTAATCCAAAAAATACATTAGGTGGAGAATGGGAGTTAATAAACAAACAAATGTCTGATTACAAAATAGATGAAACAGATTCTAATAGTTTATTCACACCTGTTTCATCAGTAGTTAGTAGTTATACTGTAAATATTATGAGAACAGAAACATCATTAAGAATAAGATTATATATTGTATTAGCAGGTACACTGAATGATAATGGTACTATATTAGGTAATTTTGATTTTACAAAGTTAGGGATAAGGAATCTTTATCATACAATGGAGCAACTGCCTATAATGTTTGATGGTGGAAATTCTGTTGTTAATGCTACATTGGGTTATACAGGTGAATTGAAATCAAATGATGTAATTTCTAGAGGTACTGAATCGTCAACATTAGTATCTGGTAATGGTGGTTATCTAAATGTTGATATTTCTATACCATACACTCACAGAAATGATAATGCCTGTGATAAGTTTTTTTGGAAAAGAACATCTTAAAATAAAAAGGTGATGAAAATGTACTCACACGAAATACAACAATTACTTGAATTAAAAAACTATTTAATAAATCATATAGAATACTTAAATATACTTAATACAAGTCCACAAATAAACCATGTAGAATATAATCAACAATTAGATGAATATGAAATGTGGACCAATGATAACTATTATTTCAAATATAAAGTATATTTAAAGAAAGGGGAATAAAAGAAAGTGGATGAAAAATTTTGTAACGAAAGATATACCCATCATCAAGAAAGACTAGATGATCACGAAAGAAGAATTGATAGCTTAGAAAAAACCTATTCTATTATGGAAAAAATGGATTATAGAATGGAGAGGGTTGAAAACTCAGTAGAAAAAATAAATACAAAACTTGATAAAAGTAGTGATGAAAAAGGTAAGAAATGGGATAAACTCATAGATTATCTTTTTTATTTTGTACTTGCGACACTACTTGGATATATAGCAATTCAATTCGGATTAAAGTAGGAGGTGAAAATATGGATTTAACTATTCTAACTGAATATTTGGTACTTGTTGTTGTAGGAATATGTCTATGTGTAGGATATGTAATCAAGAAAAGTATCACCGTTATACCTAATAAATATATTCCTTTAATTATGCTTATTTTAGGTACTACAATAAATGTACTAATTAATCTTAATAATATATCGGCAGAAGTAATTTTAGCTGGTATGTTATCTGGTTTAGCATCTACTGGATTACATGAAGCATTTAGAAATTTAATAGAAAGAGAAGGTGAATAATGTGAAATATTTTACATTTGGAATGAAAGAGTTAAGAGTAACTCAAAATTATAATGGTACAACAAGCCATAAAACACACTGGTATAATTCAAAAAATTATGCTGATTATCCAATTGATGTAGCAGGTAAAGACGGTGGTAAAGATGTTTACTATGCTACTGTAGATATGAAAGTAGTAGCTATTAAAGGAATAGGTAATAGTATGACTAATACAATATGGTTAGTAGCTACTGAAAAATGTATTACACCAAGTGGAAACATGACACCATTTATTGCATTAACTCATTTTGCAGATAAAGATCCTTATGTATCTAAATTAAAAGTTGGTTCTGTTGTAAAAGCAGGACAGGCTATCTGTGAAGAAGGTGCAGATGGAGCAACAGCTAATCATTTACATTTAGTTTGTGGTAATGCGGATAAAGGCTGTGGAAATGGTCTAATTAAAAATGGAAATAAAACAGTTACTGGTGGAGATGTATGGGTATCTAATGGATATTGTATGAAACCTGAAGAAGTTATGTTTATTGATAGAAATTTTACAACTGAATCTTGGGGTGGTTGCTTAGTTTGGAAAGATAAACCAGTAGAAGTAAATTATGAGGATGAAATAAAAAAACTAAGGGATAATATAGAATTATTAAAAAAAGAAATTACTTCAAAGAATCAATATATTAATCAATTAACTTCTAAAATAGAACAAATTAAAAATATATGTGCATAATTAAAAAAAGTCTATCAGCTTCCTGATGTCAGGAAAATGGTAGACTCTTTTTTTGTCGTAATTTGTCGAACGATATTTCTCGTCTTTTGTAATAAATTGTATTATAATATACAACCAAGAAAGGGGAGTTATATGTTAAAAAAATTAAACAAAAAAGAAATAAGAAGATTTATTGAAAAATTTGAAATCAAATGTTCTAGTATTACTTTAGAAGAAATACAAAAAGAATATTACATTATTATAGATGAAGAAATAAGATTTCAAATTAGTAACTATGATCTAATAAAAGAATTTATTTAGATAATTACAATCCCTCTGCAATTTATAAATAATTCTTTTTAAATATATCTTTAAAGTTTAAATCAGGATAAACCTCGTTAAATTTGGTTTGTCCTTTTATATGCCATTCTTCTCTAAGTTTCTTATCAAAATGTATCCCTCTACAATTTACTTGATCATGATGTTCACAAGTACACAATGGAATTACCAATCCATAAATCATCGATTTTTGTCGGTTAGCAGAACCTCCAAATATTTCATGTTTATTAACAGGAGTTTTACCACAAATAATACAATGTTCTAAATCGTTTGTGAACAAGCTGTATCGTTCTCGTTCCAATTTGGCAAGTTTATTACTTTTTTGTTTAAGACTTATTTTATTCTTACTTTGCGTCTTATTCTTATTAATGTTGTATTGTTGCGTCTTATATTCTTTATAAATACATCCCCTACAATCATCAAATGTTATTTCTTTTCTTTGTTTAGCACAATAGAAATATATTTTTCTTTTTTTATCTATTTTTTTAGTTCTTTGTCTAAAATTAATACATTGATTATTCATATTTAATACCTCCAAATTTTAGGTACTAAATAGGTACTAAAAAAATAAAAATACATAATAATAGTTAGTAATCGTTGTTAACAAAACCCTTTATTTATAAGGTTTTTAATAATAGCTAAATTACATTAGCCATTCCCCTTATGCCGCCCCATATTGATTATTACCCTTATTTTATAAGGGTTTTTATTTTTTTAGGTACTATTTAGGTACTATTTTTTTATTTTATTATTATAAATTGTCTAATATATCTACTATTTCATTTTGAACAGTAGGGAATAAATGCATATAAGTTTCTTGCATTACTTTTATTGAATGTCCCATTCTATTAGACATCATTAAGAAAAACTTAGTTGTATCTGTTTGTCCTGATTTAACATATTCATTAATAAGTAGAGAAACATGACTGTGTCTGAATTCATGAATAGTTATTGGTTCTAATTTAGCTAATTTGAAATAATGTTCTTTATATCTATCAATGTTAGTAATAGGTAAGAATCTGCTACAACCAAATACAAACCAATTATTACTATAATCAGTATATTTTATCATCTCTGTTTTGTATATTATAAGTTGTTTTTTTAAAGTTTTACTCATTTTAATTTTCCTATTTAAATTATTTTTTGTTGAGGTTATGGTGTGTTTACCCTTTATTTTTGAATAAAGAGTTTTATTAACAGTTATTTCATTATTGCTGAAATTAATATCATTCCAAGTAAGAGCTAATATTTCTCCTTTTCTCATACCAGTATAATATAGGAATATAAAAAATGTTTTCCACATTAGATCATCAACTACTGATATAAATTGATTGAATTGTTCATAAGTTATGTATCTTAATTTTTCTTCATCTCTAATTACAGCATCATTCTTTTCTTGAAATCTACCTGATATTACTACAGGGTTTGTTTCTAAACCATAGTTTCTCATAGCAAAATCAAATATTCCTTTTAAGATATTATACAGTTTATTCATATATGATGTTTTTAATCTGTTTTTAGCCAATTCTAACTTCCATTCGTTTACTGTGGATACTTTTATGTCTTTTATATAAAAGTTGCTAAAATATGGTTCTATGTTCTTATTATAGGTATTTTCGTAAGAGTATACAGTAGATTCTTTCCTAATAGAGTACATTTCTTTAAAATAATCCTTAGCAATAAGTGAAAAAGGTTTATTAATAGGATTATCTCTTTTTAATAGAAATAGAGCTTCTTCTTCCTGAGCTTCTTTCTTAGTTAAATATCTTTTTGACTTATATGCTTTATTAATCCCATTAAAATCTTTCTTATATACTTTAAAATACCAACATCTACCATCAGATGTTTTATTTTTATCTTTAAAAACTGCCATTTTTATCACTCCAATTCTTTACTTTATTTTTAATATTTGATACAATTGAAGCACAAGAAAAAGAATTGTCTGCCCGACATTTTATTTCTTGTACATTTTGACTTCGTGTTGGCGCACGAGGTCTTTTTTTATTTATTTTCTAATATAAATTTAATATAATTATCTGCTTCATCTTCATATCTATCTATATGAAAAGCAAATAAGTCATTATTTGATTGTTCTAGTTGATTTAATTCAATATGCGCTAATTCATGTAGTATAGTTTTTTTCTTTTTATAATAAGATAAACTCTTTTCTATAAATATATTGTATATACCTTTGTATTGAAATACATAACCATTTATTTTAGGTGGTAGTGTATCATAGGTTATACAAGCGTTGTAATAGTTGAGTAATTCTTGTTGTGTTATTTCTTTATTTAATAAATCAATTATTCCCATATACTTACTCCTTATGAATAAGTACCTGTACTAGCATACTTATTTACTTAATAACTTATTTTTTTCTCTTTCAAATTCTTCTTGATTAATAATATTATCATCTAGTAATTTTTTTAATTTTCTTAGTTTGTCATATTCATCATCAACCTTGATAATATTGCCTTCAGTATGTGACGAAAGATAATCTTCGATTGTTTTTTTTATTTCATTTGCATTAGCATTAATTATTTTATTATTAGAACTAGAGCTAAAATATATAGTATTTTCGTCACTGCTATCTCCTAAAATCATACCAACTTTTTTTTCTTGAGAGCCGGCTATTGTAAATTGAATATATCCTCTACCAAATCCTGCTTCTTTCATTTGAACACTTGTAATTTGTTTGAAAAATATTGTTTTATCCCCACTAAATCCATGAGATAATTTTGAAATAATACCAGGTCTACTGATAATCAATTTATCATCTTTTAGAATTACTTTTGTTTTACCACTTTTAATTGCATCATTAAATATAAACTCTTTTTCCATTATTCATCACCTAATTGTTTATCAATTTCTTTTTTTCTTTTTTCTATCATGAATCTAATCATTTCTTTATCATCATCTGTTAAGATATCTTTATTTTTGCTAAAAAGGATTTCAAGCTCATCAAAATTGTTATTCTTCTTATCTTCTATTAGATCAGATTTTTGTATATTAAAATAGTTAGCAAGCATTTCCAGTTTATCAATTCTAGGATATTTTTTTGCGTTTATCCAATCACTAAAAGTAGAAGCAGGAATATCTAAATCTCTACATACATCAGCACCATCTTTGTTATACTCTTTTAGATAATAAGATAAATTATTTGCAAAAATTTCTTTATTACCTAGATTTTCTATATTAGACATATTTAAACTCCTTTCTTTATTAGTAATTATACGCCAAAAGTGTAAAATAATCAATAATAAAAATAAAAAATTACGCAAAAAGTGAAAAAAACTATTGACATACGCTTTAGGCGTAGTATAATGGTAATTGTAAGGAGGAGATTGAAATTGAAATGGACACTAAAGGCTATTAGAACTAATTTAAATTTAAATCAACAAGAGATGGCTAACAAACTAGGAATATCAAAAGAAACATATCAAAATTATGAAAACTATAAAACATTTCCTGATGTTCCAATTATTAAAAAAATAATTGAAATTTCAAATATTGATTTTAATGATATTATTTTTTTACCCAACGAATACGCTGAAAGCGAATAAAAAAGAAGGAGAGAAGAATATGAAAAATGTCGGGCAGATCAAAACAAATGAAGAAATACTTAAACAGTTGTATGTAACAGCAGATGACTTAATGATTTTGATACCTAATTTAAAGTATCAAAGAGCATTAGGATATATTAAGGAAATACAACAAGAAATGGAACAAAAAAATTATTTTGTTCCAATAAGTCAAAGAAAGCTAGCTTTAACAAAGTTAGTAAAAAAGAAATTTGGATTTTAAAGAAAGGGGTGATTAAATGAAAAGATTAGTACTAAAAGAATCAGTTAAAAATGTGTTAATAACATTAGTATTCATAGCAGTAGTAACTGGTGGAATGATATTACATGTAAATAGAGTAGAAAAAATTAGTACAGGGGAAATAACAATGCAATATAAAGGAGAATAAAAATGGGAAAAAGAAAAAAAGAAAAGAGAACTCAACTGGCAAGTAAAAGTTCCCTTTGTCAAAACGACGCCTTAATGATACTACAAAATGTTAATTTTGTCAAATTGGGGAGTCAAATATGAAGAAAGATACTTTTATTTTAAATACAGATTTAGATGAAAAAACACAAACATTATCAGATAAAGAAGTAGGACAAGTTTTTAGAAAAATACTTAAGTATGTGAAAGCAGAGCCATTACCAAAATTAGAAAAACATTTAGAAATGGTATTTTCATTTATTAAAGTAGATTTAGATAAGAACCTTAAAAAATATGAAGAAACTTGTAAGAGAAGAAAAGAAGCAGTACAAAATCGTTGGAATAAAACAAGTGATACAAATGAATACAATAGTATACAAATGAATACAAGTGATACTGATAATGATAGTGATAATGAATATGAATATGATAATGAATCTTCTAAAGAAGATAAAAAAGAAAAAATAAATAAAAAGAAAAAATTTATTAAACCTACATTTGAAGAAGTTAGTTCTTATTGTTTAGAGAGAAATAACAAAGTAGATGCTCAAAGATTTATTGACTACTACGAAGCTAATGGTTGGAAAGTTGGCAGAAATTCTATGAAAGACTGGAAAGCAGCAATTCGTACATGGGAGAAAAACGATGGTAGTTTTTCCAATAAAAGAGTAACTATTAAACAAGAAAGACAAGAAGAACTTCCTGAATGGTTTGGTAAAGATTTAAAAAACAAAGAAATGACAAATGAAGATAAAGAAGAATTTGATGATATTTTAAACAGCATAGAAAATTCAATCTCAAATATTGGAGTTTAGTATGTTAGAAGATATTAGATATAATTCTTTAAAAAAAATAGAAGAAGAAAGAAATAAGTATAAAGTCCAATGCAAGTGTGGAACAAAAACAATAATAGTAAATACCGATAGAACTATTTGTAGAGGTTGTGGTCATTGGGTTTATAGAACTAAACAAATTGAATTTAAGGAGAAAATGAAATGTTTGATGAAAGGTTAGAACCTAATTACAACGAAAAGGTAGATAGGGAAATATACGAAGAAGTAAAAGAAGAACAAGAAGAGGAATACAAAAAGAGAATAGATGTTGAAACACAACGAGATGATCTAGTAGCTACAATTATAGAATTTGGCAATAAATATGATTTTACAGAAGCATATCCAAAGATAATTGAATACATGAAAGAAGTGAAATTGATATGAGTTGTAAAAAGTATTATTTAAGAAATAAAAACTATGGAACATATTATAAATCAAGATATTCCAAAGGAAACTTTCATTATGTAGTTGATAATAGTAATGCAACATTACTAACAAAAAGTGAAGCTAGTAAATTATTAAATGAAATAAAAAATAAAGAAAATTTTGAAATTATAGAAAAGAAGGAGATTATTAAAAATGGAGAATAAAATTACATTTGAACAAATACAAAAAGCAAACGATACAATTAAAACAACTGATATAAAAGGAAAAGACTATGCAGAAGTAAACCAAAGAATTAAGGCATATAGAATGGTATTTCCTACTGGAACAATTAAAACAGAAATGATTAGTAATGACAATGGTGTATGTGTTTTTAGAGCACTAGTTACTGATGAAGAGAATAATGTGTTAGCAACAGGAACAGCTTATGAAAAGGAAAATAGTACATTCATAAATAAGACAAGCTATATTGAAAATTGCGAAACATCAGCAATAGGTAGAGCTTTAGGAATAGCAGGATTTGGAATAGATACAAGTGTAGCAAGTGCAGAAGAAATACAAAATGCAATGGCTAATCAAGATGGTAATGAAAAACTAAAATTAATATCTAAACTAAATACATTAGTGACAACTAAAAAAGTAGATTATGAAAAACTATTAGCATTCTACAAAGTTGATTCAAATTCAAAAATGACAGTAGACCAATTAAAAGAAGCAATCAAACAATTAGAAGGAAGGGAAGATAAATAATGGAATTAAATGAATTTTTAGATAAAGAAGAAACAAGTTTAGAAACAACACAATCAAATGAAATAGCAACATTAGTAAAACAAATAGTAGATTTAGAAAATGCACTAGCTGAATCAAAGAAACTAGATGAACAATTAAAAATGGTAAAAGAACAATTGAAAGATGCTATGCAAAAGAATGAATTATATAAATGGGAAACACCAAATGGATTAAAGATAACTTTAATTCCTGATAAAGAAGATGTTGAAGAGGAAGTATCATATATTGATGAAGAACAATTTATAAAAGAAAATGTAGAACTTCATAAT